GCTAGCTAAAAATGTGCTGATTAAACCCTTTGAAGGGTTAGCTAGACTACTGCCTGACGGAACTGTCACTGCCTACCCCGATCCCGGCACTCGGGGGCATCCTTGGACAATAGGCTGGGGGGCTACCGGCCCTGATATTCAACCCGGAACCGTATGGACGATGCAGCAGTGTGAGGATGCCTTAGATCACCACATTGATTACTTTTTTGCAGGTATCTGTAAGTTATCTCCGGCGTTTCCAAATGCCTCTCCACGGCGCATTGCCGCTGTGACTAGCTGGGTCTACAATTGTGGCTTAGGGAACTATCGGGTTTCCACGTTCAAGAAACGTATTGACGCGGGGGATTGGGATGGTGCAGCAGACCAATGTATGTTGTGGAATAAAGCTGCTGGACGAGTTCTTCCCGGACTTACCCGCCGCCGTGCAGCCGAAGCTGCCTTAATGAGGTGAAGAATGGCCATCCAGAAAAAAGCCATTGGCGAAGCAATCAAACAATCCTACGCCAGAGGCGGTATGGCCGCTTGTCCTGTAGCCACGGTCGATATTCACGTTAACCTCAAGAACCGTAACAACGCCATCAAAGAGTATGGCTATGGGCCCTTGAACCCTGAAGAACCTTCCAAGGACTTTTGGGATAAAAAGGCTAAAATGTGGGGCATCTCTGTTGAAGAGGCCCAAACAGCGCGGTGCGGAAATTGTGCTGCGTTTATTCAGACCCCAGCGATGCTGGCCTGCATTGAAAAAGGCATTCACGCCGAAGACGCCCAGGAAACGGGCATGGAGCTTGAGAAAGATGTCGTTAAACGATCTAACTTGGGCTATTGTGAACTCTTTCATTTCAAATGCGCCGGAGCGAGAACTTGCGACGCATGGCTGGTCGGGGGTCCAATTAAGTAATGGCATTGCTTCGATTATTCCTCAAGCCAGGAATCGATAAACAAAACACGGAATACGGTGCTGAAGGCGGATGGATCGATGGTGATTACATCCGTTTCCGCTACGGCCTGCCAGAAAAACTAGGCGGTTGGGCGTGGTTCAATGAGATTCCTCAGTATCTCATTGGTCTGCCGAGCGATATCCTGACATGGAATGACCTGGGTGGCCTTCCCCGTCTGATCGTAGGTACTAACCGCAAGCTTTATACTTTCTATGGTGGTCTCTGGTACGACATCACGCCGTTGCGGGCCACAACATCTGCGGGCGATGTGACCTTTGCTGCTACCGATGGCAGCAATATTGTGACCGTGACTGACACCGCGCACGGTGCCATTGTCGGTGATTTTGTGACCTTCAGCGGTGCGGTCAGCCTCGGTGGCAATGTCACAGCAGCCTATCTCAATGCACAGTTTGAGATCCTGACCGTTCCTAGTGCTAATACCTACACCATCCAGGTTGGCGTGACAGCCAATGCCTCTGATGTGGGTAACGGTGGCGCGTCAGTCGTGGGTGCTTATCAAATCAATGTAGGTTCAACCGCCTCTTATCAAGACCTTGGCTGGGGCACGGGAACCTGGGATCTTTCAACTTATGGCACGCCACGCCCAGCGTCTGCGGCATTGACATTGACTTCACGCATTTGGCAGTTTGATAATTTTGGTGAGGATGTCGTGTGCCAGCTTGTTCAGGGAGGCATTTATCTTTATGACGCCAGCACCTTAAGTTCGCGTGCCACAGCGATCAGCGGCGCACCGACCAAAAGTACCTTTGCTTTGGTGTCCACACCCGATCGTCATTTAGTTTGCCTGGGCACAGAGACAACCGTTGGCACACCGTCAAGTCAGGATCCGATGTTTGTTCGATTCTCCAATCAGGAAGACATCAACACATTCACTGAAAGCGCTACAAATACCGCAGGCGGACAAAGACTGACAGACGGCACTTTTATTATCAGTGCGATTCGATCACGCGGACAAATCCTGATCTTCACCAACGGCGCATTGCACGGTATGCAGTACGTTGGCCCTCCTTACACCTTCAGCTTCCAGCAGCTTGGCGCAAACTGCGATTGCGCAGGACCACACGCTGCGGTAGACGTTAACGGTGTAGCCTATTGGATGGGCATTAACGCCTTTTATGCGTTTGACGGTACAGTTAAGAAGCTTGCCTGCACGGTTCAGGACTACGTCTTCAAGGACATTGCCTTCCGAGAAGCCAACAAGTTTCATGCAGGCGTTAACTCTCAGTTTAACGAAGTCACGTGGTGGTACTGTTCAGAAGACGCTGTCTTCCCTGATCGTTTTGTGACCTATAACTATCTTGAGAATGTTTGGTCCGTGGGCAGTATGCCTCGCACCGCTTGGAATGACATCGGCACCTACAACTTCCCCGTCTCTTCTGAGTACCTGCCCGACAGCACACAAGCGCCCGTTGATGGGACCATCTACGGCCTGACCGCTGGGCGCGGTGCCATTTATTTGCAAGAAGTTGGCGTGGACGGGGTTGATGCTGATGCACAAACGGTCATTCAAACGCCCATCACGTCCTACATTAAATCGGGTTATTTTGACATTGGCGATGGCGACCAAGTCATGTACATGAAGCGATTTATCCCTGATTTTAAGAATCAGGTGGGCGATCTGACCGTGCATTTACTTTTGCGCTATTACCCGCAAGAAACAGCCAATCCAAGCTCACTGGACCCTTACACCATCACGCCCACCACCAATAAGGTGGACACGCGCGCGCGAGGCAGGCAGATCAGTTTGCGCATTGAAAGCGATGAGTTGGACAATAATTGGCGCTACGGCACGATGCGCGTCGATATCCAACCTGACGGGTTGCGATGAGTAAGATCTTTAACGTCAGGCTACCGAATGCTTCGTCGCAATACAGCCCGGAGCAGTTCAATCAGCTTGTGCGATCGCTTGAACAGATCGTGCTGCAACTTAACAGCACTTACGGCTCCGTATTTGATCAGAACCAAGCCGCAGCGGCCTCGTGGTTTGGCAAGGGCGTGGGCAGTGGTTTTGCAGCCGGGATCCGTGGCGCACAAATCAGTAATGGGATTGCATTGCCCTATGCGATGCTTATCTCAGAAAATGACCAGAGTAATGCCAGCATCACAGGCGAGAACCTTTTGACCTACGACAGCGTGTCACCTACCAACGGCATTTCTGTCACTAACAACAGCCGCATTAAAGTCCCTTGTGCGGGAAACTATTTAGTGACCTTTACCCTACAGGTCACCAACCGAGGCAATACCCCAGCGGAGTTTGAAGTATGGGCCAAGGACACCGGCACAAACTTCCCGCTTAGTAATACCCGATTTGACATACCAGCACGTAAAAGCGGCTCGATTTGGTCGCATATCGTTCCTGCCATCACAGGCATTTTTACCGTTGACGATCCTGCTACCGACTATCTTGAAATCGCTTGGTGGTCCGATAGCCTTGATGTTTACATCGAGAACTATGCAGCAGGAACGTCGCCCACACGGCCCGCTATCCCCTCGGTCATTTTGACCATCAACTTCGTCTCATCGTTCTGACATGGCTAATAAATTCTTCAGAGACGTCCTGACGCCTGATGCTTCGACAGAAACGGCGATCTACACCGTGCCTGCTGCCAATGCGGCAACGGTATCATCGCTGCGGGTGACCAATCGCAATGCCAGTAATGCAACGCTTGATGTGAAGCTCTATCCCGCAGGTGGAGCAACGGGGTACTCCTTACTTAAGTCTTACGTGCTGCCGACCAACGCCACCATGGACGTGTTCAGCGGCGTACCTTTGAACATGGAAGAGACCGACGTGATCAAGGTAACTTCCAGTGTCACGACGGTGGACTTTGTTATCTCTTACCTAGAGATGGACAGAAACTAGCATGATCGCGCATAATTCAAGCCATCTTTCGCGTCCTTTCCCGGCGCGCGGTCCATGGACCATGGCTCAATCGGAAAGGTACTAACATGGACGAAATGCAAGGCGTAATGGCGCTTCCCGAGGCACAAGGCGCAGGGATGCGCCCTGAAGATATGGCGTTGATCGAGCAGATCCGCCAGAACGTGCCACGGCAGGAGATTACCCAAGAGTTCCTGGCAGCAGGCGAGCAGGCTGATCCCCAGGCTGTGGCCGAGTTCAAGCAAGAGCTTGCGGGCTTGCAGCTCACACCGGATGAGTTGAACAAGCTCAACACGATGGTGGATGCGATTCTTGCTGCACCGCAAGATTACGCCAGCTTACGGCGCGCTTATCTGGCAGAGGGCATGTCTGAGGACTTGTTGCCTGAGCAGTTCGATCCGGCATTTTTTGCCGCTTTGAACATGGCAATCGACACGATTGCCATGAACCCCGGCTCACCGCCCCCGATGGCCATGGCCCGTGGTGGGGTAGCCGATCTTGCTGCTTACGGTCGCAATGGCGACACCATGCTTGCTCACATCACCCCGCAAGAAGCAGCAATGCTCAAGCGCATGGGTGGTTCAGGGACGATCAATCCTTACACAGGTCTGCCTGAATACGCCAGCATCTTTAAGAAGATCGGCAATGCGGTTAAGAAGTTTGCGAAGAGCACGGTCGGTAAGGTTGTTATCGGTGCGGCGCTAGGCTTTTTCGTTGGACCTGCCGCAGCGTCGCTCTTAGGCGTGACCTCAACCGCAGGCATGGCAGCCGTCAGTGGCTTTGTCGGTGGCGCGGGATCCACGCTTGCCGCAGGAGGCGGACTGAAGAATGCCTTGAGATCAGGAGCACTCGCCGCCCTGACCGCAGGCGCGGGAGCCGCGATCACGGGTGGAGCAGCAGCGTTTGAACCACGCGTGCTTGGTGGTCAAAACCCCAATGTGTTTGGCTTTGGTCAGCCTGAAGTAGCAGCAACTCCAGGCGTAGGCACGGCAGCAGAAGCTGCCGCAGCGTCTTCTTCCGCCGGGGGAATGATGCCTGAAGTAGGACCCCCCTATAATCCTCTGGGCATCGATGTTCGTCCTAGCCCGCCAGCACCACTGATTGATCCCCGTTTTGGTGGAGAATTTGTTAGCCAAGCAGACCGATTTGGGGCGGATATTCCGTTGGACACGGGAGGACTCAGACCTGACGAGCTGACAGGACCTGTTGCCAAGAACGTAGGATCAGGGAGCTATTCACCTCAAGGACAATTTACTCCAGCCTCAGCAAGTCGCGGATCTATTCTAGATACTCCTTATTCTGATCCCTCTCCCAAAGGTGGAGGTGTCATGAATACCCTGCGTCAAGGTTATGACAACGTAGAAAATTTTTTGGATAAGTACGTCAGCCCTAATCGCTACGCAAACGATCCGACTGTTTTAGCCAAAGCAGCTCAAGCAGGAGAAGCCGCACAAAATTCCGCGTTTAATACGTCTTATAACAGAGCCTTGATGTCATTGCCGGAAAACGCTTCAACAACTCAACTTGAAGCTGCAAAAAACCTTGCCTTTCAAACCGGACAGGATGCTTACAAAGCCGCTTATGACAAGGCCTTTCAAAGTGCAATGCCTGGAGCCTTTACTCGTTACGCCCCGCTCGCTGCTCTCGGCATTGGCGCGTTAGGCGCGATGGGTGGATTCAAAACCAAGCAAGCCACCCCACCCGACATGACCATGTTCCGTGGGCCAAGTCCCCAACAGCTTGCTGCTGCAAGACTCTACTACGGTGGCATCCGTCCCACGTCCTATGGCAGCATGTACCTGCCAGGGAACTATGCAGAGGGTGGCGGTGTCATGGATACGCCCCAGGCGATGCGTGTGGGTGGCAAGACCTACCCACGCAAGATCGGTGCCATCAACGGCCCAGGAACCGGGACATCGGATTCGATTCCTGCGATGCTCTCAGACGGTGAGTTTGTGTTCACTGCCAAAGCCGTACGTGCCATGGGCAACGGCTCACGGCGCAAGGGCGCTAAAAAGATGTACAAATTAATGAAGATGCTGGAAGGAAAAGCAGCATGAGCACCAGTTACGCCACCCAGATATCCCGCGAAGCCCCAGAGATTGAGGCCCTTAAGTTAGGGCTGATGGATGAGGCGCGCAGGCTTTACGGCCAACCGATTAACCTGCCTGCTGTTGAAGCAGCCGGTCTGTCGCTAGGTCAAGTTCAGGCTGCGGATCTTGCTCGCCAGGGCATTGGTTCGTATGAGCCCTACTTGCAAGCCGGATCGCAGGCCGTGACTCAAGGCATGGGGCTCACGCAACAAGGTGCCCAGCAACTTGGCAATCTTGATCTCTCGAAACAATTTGGTGCCGCACAAGGCTACACCTATCAAGGAGCCAATCTTCTTGATCGGATGGATCTTTCGCCACAGTTCGGCGCTGCGCAAGGCGCGTTCCAAGGGGCGCTGGGTGCAACAAGCAAACTAGGTGGCTTGGGTGATGTTGCGGCAGGTTATTCAGCGGCAGATACACGTCGTGCAACGCAACAATTAGAAGCTGCCATGCAAGGCGCTGGAGGCATTGAAGCAGCAGGCAAGCAAGCACTTCAAGCAGGCATCGGCGCGTTGGGCGCGCAGGGCTACGCGGACTACATGGATCCTTATCAAAAGGAAGTCATTGCCGCTACAAAAGACGACCTAAAACGCCAGGGTGAGATGGCTCGCACGGCACTTGCCGGTCAGGCAGCACGCTCAGGTGCTTTTGGCGGCACACGAGAGGGTGTGCAACGGGCCATTTTAGAAGGTGAGCTTGCAAGAAACGAAGCCAGTGTCTTGGCTAATCTGCGATCGCAAGGATTCAATACGGCACAACAAGCTGCATTAAATCGTGCAGGTTTGTATGGTCAGTTGGGTACACAAGCGGCAGGGTTGCGTGCGCAACAAGCAGGCCTCCAGGGCCAATTGGCAGGGCAGTCCGCAGCACAGGCTTTCCAGGGCGCACAGTTAGGACAGGCAGGGACCGCGCTCCAGGGCCAGTTGGCAGCGCAAGAAGCAGGTCTTTACGGCAACCTGGGCCAGGGCATCGGTGGCCTTGCTGCACAACAAGGGGGCCTTGAGATGCAACGGGCAGGTATGCTCGGTTCGCTGGGCGCACAGATGGGTCAACTGGGCGCACAGCAAGGCGGCCTTGAGATGCAACGGGCAGGTATGCTTGGCAGTCTTGGCGGACAGATGGGTCAACTGGGCGTGCAGCAAGGTGCATTGGGCCAGACCATGCAAGGCCTTGGGGCGGCAGACGTGCAGCTTATGGCAGGCATCGGTGGGCTTGAACAACAAAATGCACAGGCACAGCTCGATGCCATCCGCGCCACGCAGACGCAAGAAGCCATGCTGCCCTTCCAGCAGTTGGGCTTTGTGTCAGACATCTACCGAGGCGCACCGACCACACAGATGGCACTCACAAGCCAGTCTGCACCTACTGCAAGTCCCCTGCAATCCGCATTGGGTTTTGGTGTTGCAGGGCTAAGCGCAGCGGCAGGCGCGCAAAAACTTGGACTTATTGGATAAGGATCGATGATGAAATCCAGAGTACTTGATCGCCCCATGTTTAAGGGCGGCAAAATGGATCCTGATGAAGTCGGGATCATGTCGCTTTTGATGGGTGAAGACGATGACGAGGGGGATGAAGGTGATGAGTCCGACATGGCGCGGCTCATGGACCGTCGTCCTGATTCGCCTGAGATCCTTATGAATAACCTGCGCGGCGATGTCCGATCAGTCGATGCACGCTTTGAAGAGCTTGCTGACATGGTGGGCTATGACGCAGCGCAGCAAACCCCTCCCGAGGTGCTTGCCTTGTTGCAGCCGGTGCTTGCCGCAGAGCAGGGCATCGCCGCTTTACCTGCCATGGCCCCTGGGGCTGCACCCCCGCCAATGGCTGGGCCTGCCGGTCCTCCTCCCCCGCCACCGCCAATGGCTGGGCCTGCCGGTCCAGGCATGCCTCCGGGGGCCGCTCTCCCTGCTGAAGCAGGGGGCATTGGCTCACTGCCCATGGGCATGGCCAGGGGAGGACCTGTTGTTCAAAATTTTCAACTAGGCTCGACTGAAGACGGCGTCGAGCCCAAAACCACTGAGCCGTCTGGTTTTACCTTAAAGCAGCTTAGGAGTCTCCTTGGAGACAAAGGTTTTACGGAGGCTCAAAAGCAATATCAAAGTATGTTCTCCCCGGTCTCGGTGCCCACGCTCCAAGAAGCTACAGCAGCACGCATTCCTCAATACCAAGCACTACTCGGTCAGGATAAAGGCCTGACGCAGGCGCAGATGCTTTTTGACATTGCAGGAGCAGGACTTGCATTGGCCGGAAATGTGGATCCACGGACGGGACAACCGATGCGGGGCTCTCTGGCGTCTCGTATTGCAGGTGCTGCCAGCCAGCTTCCGGCGCAGATTGGTGCGCGTGCTGCGGAAGCAGAGAAGATGGCGCAGCAGATCAAACTGTTAGGCATCCAGGCAGGCGAGAAAGAGATCGAGCGCAGAACAACGCAAGAGACGGCTCGCCAAAAGGAATTGGGCTCTTTGTTCAGGAAAGCACTTGAGACGGAAGGTGCCATTGAACGACAACGGCAAAAGCCTGTTGGCGATCTGAGCGCACGAGCTCCGTGGAATCAGATGAATGCGCTTATGGGACAGTGGGTGCTTGGCGAAACACATCCCAAAGGAGATCTTTCTGAGGATCAGGTTGTCACGCTAATGGGCGCGGTTACTGAAGCAACCAAGGGTAAATACATTCAATACACCGATGAGTACGGCAAGCCGCAGCAGCGTTTTGAACGAGGCGTAATGCCTGCTGCATTTAAAGAAGGTTTTGTTAAACGCTACGGTGAAGACGCTTTTACTAATTTCTACAACAACCTTCCTGGAGACAAACCGGTTATCTCCAATATTTACGTGCCTTCTGTAGACGCAGCACTGCGCGCCCAAACCGGTAGTCAGCCAATAACCACGGCTCAAGGCAATACGGCTCCGTCAGGTCAAGGGACGCCAAGTCAAACTGTATCGAGGACCGAGCTTCCCGGCCCAGCGGCTGCTGGTCCTTTGCCGCGTGTTTCTTACGACCCTGAAAAACGTGGCCTCTGGCAGATGGCAGAATCATTAACAGGACCTGTGGATGCACTTAGTGCTTGGTCGGCCAGAAATCTTCCTGTGGAGTCCATTGGCCAGGGCTTTAGGGCGTCTGAAACAGCCCAAAAAGCAGCTCGTAGTGAGCTGACTAATTTGGTGCGTCTACTTGCAACCAATACTGATGACCAAGGCAGGAGTTACGTTGCCGAAGGTGAGCGCAAAGAATTAGCTAAGAATATTGATGTCCTTCAGCGAGTGTTTTCCAGTAAAGCATCCTATGAAACAGGGCTTATTTCGTTACACGATGACCTCATGGACAGGTTGAAGCGGCAACAGGCTATTCTCAATGATCAGGCTAATTACAAAGCTAATGACATCATTCTTGCCCGACGTAAGATCCAGGGCATCAGTGATGTGTTGAAAGATCTTAATCTGCCTCCTATGGTCTACAAGGATGCCGATCGAAACGCTATCCCAGAAGGAGGCGTCTATATTGATCGACGTGATCCAACGGATGTTGCAACGGTCAAACGCGGTTCCAGGCGCGATGTATACGGTAGGATTGATGATGTCTTTATGGGTCAATCCAGCGACAATAAAAACTTCACCGTTGATCCATCTTCTAAAAAGGCCTGGGAGAAGTTTTACGCCAAGGCTCCAGCAGGAACGCCTTACGTCATTCGCCTGCCTGATGGTACAGAAGTTGTGCGACGCGTGGTTAAACAAACGCAGCCTCAAGGACCACGAGCCTATGGTACTAATGTACCGAATGCAGGAAAGCTCCCCCCAGGCGCAGATGATTGGTAAAGGAAGTAGGTCATGGCTGACACAAGACGACAAGCGGCAGACACCTTTGGATCAGAAGGTATCGATATTCCTATTGATCCTGAAACAGGCCAGTTTCGTCTTGAGGTCCAGGGTGAGGGGCCTTTACCGCCCACAGTCTTCCCTCCTGAGAAAGAAACACCTGACAGCAGCGTCATTCGACGTGGCTTAACCAGTGGAGTCATCAAAGGCGCACCCGTGGCTGCGGCCTTTGCCGCAGGGCTTCCCTTGTCCATTTCAGCAGCAGCTGCCTCGGGTCCGCTTGCGCCACTAACCTTTATTCTTGGCATGGGCGCGAGCCTTTATGCAGGGACCAAGGCCTCTCAATCGTTAACAGGGCTTACTGAACGGTTTGCACCAGAGCTCATCGAAGAGCCTGAAAACCGAGAGCAAATGCCGCTTTATCGCGGCGCAGAGACCTTTGGCTTATCAGGAGCGATGTCGGCGTCTGCACCCTTCCTTACTGCAAGAAGGCTTGCTACGCCCACGTCAGGAAGTCTTGCTGACGCTCCGGCTGCAATCACCAATTTCTTTACGCAAATGACTTCGGCCTATGGCCGAGCAGCCAGACAACCTGGAGTTCTTCCCCGAGTTCTTTTTAGCACAGGAGAGGCAACATCAGGGCTTGGTGCTGCGGCAGGTAGCTATGCGGCAGAGAAATATTTTCCTCAAGGCGTAGCCTTTGGTGACTCGACGGATCCCACGGTTTCGCCAGCTGGCGTGAAGTTTTTGTTTGAGTTGAGCGGCGGTCTTCTGCCCTCTCTTTCAAAAACACTGACGCGTGCGGTTGCTGATGCTGCCCCGGTGCTTGATCCACGGAACTGGAGAGACTTCAGCAAAAAGATGGGCGAACGCCAAGCCGCTGATACGCTTTACCGGATCATCAATAACCCTGAGCTGCAAAAAGCTTATAGCGAAAATCCAGCGGAACTAATGCGCCGCTTAACGGAGACAGGGCTCCTGCCGTCAGGGGCGGAAGGTACGGCGTCACAGTTCACAGGCAGTCTGACGCTTTCTACACTGGAAGCAGGACTTGCTCGGCAAAGCGCAAAGTTTGGTGGCGATGTCGTTAAAAAAGGCGAAGACGCTATGCGTGCCTATAAAGGCCTTATCGAGGCCATGGTAGGTACGGACAATCCTGCTTTGATCCGCGCAGCAGCAGAAATGGAGCGGCGTCGTCAGACTGAACTAATGGACGCACGTTTTGCTATTGCAGCGAATCAATTGCGGGATCGCAAAGATCGTCTTACGCCGCTTGTCACTAAGGATCCAGCAGGACGAGAGATAAGCACACGAGAAGCCATTGGCAGTGAAATAGAAGGCGCGGTATACAACGCGCTAAAAGATTTCCGTGCATCGGAAAACGAGCTTTACAACACTGCTTTTCAACGAATGTTCCGTGGAGCACGAGGCGATAAGCGACGTGTTGTACCCAAGAACGTGGTGCCGCAAAACACCATGATTGCCTTTTTAGAAAGCGGCGTTCCGCTTGGATCAAGCGGGTACAACTCGGTTATCCAAGCCATTGGGAAGGCTGATCTGGCAGACGACCTTGCTAATGTTCTTGGTGGAAAACTAGATCCCGAAAAGTTTCAAGACGTTCTTAAAACGTATAAAGAAGGATCTTTGACAAGGGACTATTTAGCTAATCGCATGGAGTATCGATTAGGTAACATAGATTCGCCCATTCCAGCCGACTATCTTGAAGCGATTACTAAAAAGATGGCTGGCGTGCCTGTTGCACAGCTCCAGACATGGCGTAGCACATTGCTTGAACGAGGCAGGATCCTCGCCTCTCAAGGAGAGTACGACGGCGCGCGTATTGTCAGGAATATTGCCGATGGTTTATTGAAAGATATGGAACGGGCCAAGATCCCAGAGCTCAGAGAAGCCACTTCTTTCAGTCGCACATTGAACGACTACTTTTCGCGTTCTTTCCCAGCAGAGGTCACGGCTAAATCGGCAGAGGGCGGCATGAAGCATTCCCCTGAAGAGCTTGTCAGCATGGCCTTTAAGACATTAGGCAAGGCTGCTAACGAAAGCTCCATGCGGACAATGCAAATAGAGGATGCTATCAAAGATGCTTTGTGGGAAAAACTCACAAGCCCAGGCAAAGGCCTTGCATCACGCAAGCGTTTTGAAGAGGCTATGCGGACAGGGGACACTGTCACCATTGCCGAGCTTTTGCCGATTGCCAAACAGGTTGATGCATCCTCCAAAGTCAATTCAATACTTGATGCACAGCGTAGGTTCTTTGAGCAGGATTTCAGGCGTCTATTCACCTCCCAGCAGATGCCCAACCCGCTTGACCCATCTCGTCCGTTAATGGACAGAGGCCAGCCAATTGACTTTACACGCATCAATCCTGCTGCTATTCAAACCTACGTTCGGGACAATCAGATTCTTTTGGATAAGTTGGGTCTGACTGACACGTTTCAGGATATCGGTCGCCTAGAAAATGCGTTTAAGTTTTTTACAAGCAATCAAAATCTCCTTGCCAAAAACCTGAAAACGCAGCAAGCTTTCTCCCAAGCCGTGCAACCAGGAGCGCAGACATCAGCCGTTGATATTGTTCGTAATGCGTTAGGAAGTAACGATCCTGCCCGCCGATTTAGTGAACTGGTCACTATGGCGGGGCAAGTCCCAGGCGCAAAAGATGGGCTTAAGAATGCTGTCTACAGCCTGATGTTTGAGAGGGCTGGGGGCTTCCGTAAGCAAACCTTCCCTGATCCCGCCAACCCAGGTCGCACGGTTGAAATCGACACGCCGTCTTTTAACGCTGAAGAATTTAAGCGCTTCCTAATGCCTTCTCAGCCGGGAAAGCCTTCGGTCTTTGGCATGATGCGCCAGAACAATATGCTTGCTCCAGGCGAAGAAGCGCGTCTGCGCGAAATTATCAAACGTATTGAGTATGCCCAAAGAGCCATTACCATGAGGCAAACGCTTGATCAGGTTATTGATCCTGCCTCGCCAATTGATGACTTCATCAACCGTGCGGCCGGTGCAGCAGCCGGTGGTGCGCTCGTTCCTGAAGGACCGGGGTCCTTGGTCGCAGCAGGGGCAGGCTCGCG